AATTTATCTTCATGTTTCCATATATGTTCTCTTTTGTGATAATGAGAGTGTAACGAGTATATATAATCACAATCAACCAACCACTCCTCTGTTATATCTACATCATCAAAATGAAAATGATATTCTAATCCTTCAGGTAAAGAAGATGGATTAAAATTAGGTGGTCTTTTAGAATCTATTAATAGTTTCCATTTATTTCTACCTTTTAATTTAGTCCATACATTTTGTAAAAAATTATTTACCCAAATATCAGCACCACCCTTTATTGTATTTCCCGCTCCGGTACATACTAATATTTTTTTAGTAGTTTCTTTTTTATTTTTTACAGGAACAATATGTGAATTTTCTGGTAATTCTCTATTGATTATAGAAAGTATTTCTTCTAAATTTATAATATCTCCCATATCGGTAAGATAATTAAATAACCTTTTTTTAATATTTTTTGCTGGAACACCTTTTATTATCATATCAGTCTTTATTTACATTTCGTATCTCTTGACCATCATAGTACATTTTAATTGATTTTACATATCTTTTAAGTTCACTATTATTTTTATTAAATACAACTATATACTCATGAATGTAATTATCAATATCATTTTGAATTTCAATATTATGAAAATCTTTTTCATTTGTTAAAGTTTGTTCTACTTTATGACCAAGAGAACACTCTACTATCATTTTTAGTTCTGTCATTTTATTATGGTTTAGTTGGCCAGGTTATATTAAATGGGTCTGGTTGATTTGTTATATCTCTTAGTGATTGTCTATATGTACTCCATTCCTCACTAAGTGTTGGTGTATCCTGTAATGCCATATAATCGGTTTCTGAAAGAAGTTTATCTCTTTTTTCTCTTAAGTAATCCCACCTACTTTCATTAACCTGTGCAATTTCTTCTGCAGTAAGGTCTACAACAGAGTATGTTCTAACATATACAGAACCACTTTGTGTTGGTGTTACTTCTATAACATCTTGATATTCACTACAAGATGGATATGAATTTGAATCAACTACACAATAAATACTTGAGGATATTAAGCTTTCAGTAGTTTCATCATCAAACGAGTATAAATTATCAAATGTACTAGGATTATTCGCAATATATTCACCTATATCGTAAGGATAAATTACATCTGAGCCTGATACTTTTAAAAAAATATTATTTATTTCCATTATTACTTTTTATATTATATTATTACCATGAGTTTCTACCACCATCATCATGTCCTACTATAATCCAACCACCTTCACAATTTTTGGTAGTATTCCCATTCCTAAGAGTTTGTTTATTAAAGATAAATTGAACACAATGTCCACCACTTAAGGTGTACCATCCGTTATTATCTCCTTCTCCTGATAACCCTTCTATATATGCATTTCTACCATGGTTAGTGTTGAATATATAGACTACCGTACCATCAGCTATATCTTCAACATCATAAATATCAGTACTGTATTGATAATTTCGTGCTGCTTTTGGAACAGAACTATCATTACTTCCGTTAGTAAATTGTCTATGTGGAAGTGCATAGTACTGACTTGAAGCTGAAGAACCAGGAGATAATGTAAAGAATGCACCTTTCATTGGATTTATATATGATGGACTAGTTGAACTCCCACCACTTGATGGAATACTATATCTCCTCATTTCAGGTCCACTGTAAAGTTGAGGTCTTGCCAGTCCATAAAATGCACTACTTCCTCCATAATCTTGGCCTAAGATAGTACGGCCATAGAAATTAGCTCTACCAGTTGATGTAATTGTTGAATCATCTTTATCATCTTGATTAAGAGAAACTGTTCCTCCCTCTACTTGTAAAAGTGTAGAGGTATAACTACCAGGTGATACTCTATTAATTTTTACATACTGGTCTGAGTTTGTTACGGCCTGGAATCCCCCACCTGATAATTCTACAAAGTTTGATGGTTGTGCAAGTGTAAATGATTCATCAAACCCACTAACTGCTTCTGCACGTTGTGTGGAATTTTGAACATATGTAGTGGTGGAGTTAGTACTAGTTCCATCTAATAAGTATTTTGTTCCTGTTCTTGCCAGAACTTTTGATTTATGTATAAATCTATAATCTCCTGTACTTGTAATATTAATAGTAGAAGTAATTGGTGTGGCAGAAGCATAATGATAACTGTTAGCAGATGTAGTATATCCTGAAACTGTTTGCCAGTCATAATTATTTGAATTTCCGGTTGCCGTATAATAAGTACCTATTGTTGTTGCACCTCGTGAGTACGCATATCCTAATTGAATCTCAGAAACCGTATCCCATGTACCTGAATTATCTTTCTGAAGACATAAATAAACGTAATGGTAAGTATATGCCGCAGATGCATAAGATTGATAATTGTAAGTAGGATATGGTGGAACTAGGTTTCCAAATGGACTTCCTGTTGTTACTGAAACACTCGGTGGGCTGGTATTTAATGTCCAAGTTGGCATAGTTGTCCCACCACTATATAAATCAGATAATTGATACTCACCTGTTGTGGAAATTGTTATATCAGTACTATCTGGTGTACTAAAAGCTGTTGCTTCCCCTTGTGCACCTGTTCCACTATTTGAAGATACATACGATGTAGCGGGTATTGAAGAACCAGGTTGATTACTATTGTAACTAGCAATGTAAATATTTCCTGCACCAGCTGAAGTTAAAGTATCATCTGCATTAATTTGTGCTTTAAGTTCATTACTTGAATTAAATAATTGAATCTTCTTAGATGTTGGATTTAAAATAATTCTACTATCAACATCTCGAAGTTTACCTTCATTTTCAACAGTATCAACAACCCAGCTACCAAGAATTCCACTTTGTATATTAAATGAACCTGAAATGTTTGCATCTTGTGCTGACATGTTTCCATCTGAATCTACATGGAATTTAGGATTTCCTTCTGTTGGTACACTTAATGTACCACCAATTACAGAACCACCTGATAGAGTTCCTGTAAATGTACCACTACCATTAACAATCAATTCATCTGCAGAAGCATCCCAAGTAAGTGCACCTCCTGTTCCTCCAAGGAAAAAATCACCATTATTGGCCATGTAGGTTGTAAAATTACTACCATCATGATATCCTACAAATTGTGAAGTTAAATTTAATCCTGCAGCGGCTGTATTTGTTGCCAAAGCAAATGCATTTGCACCACTTCCACCAAATGCATAAGATGTTGGATTTTCCAAACCACCTGTTGTTGCATTAATTGCATTTACACCACTTTGTGCATTACTAACCGCGGTATTTAATGAACCGGTTGCAGTATTTAATGAACTTACACTACTATTTAATGAACCTGTTGCACTGTTAAGAGAATTTAATTGATTTGCAGTTTGACCTCCTGTTATATTAATAGTACCTGTTACAGTTAATTTTGCTTCAGAAGCATCCCAAGTAAGTGCTCCAGATGTTCCACCAAGGTAAAAATCACCACCACTATCCATGTAAGTTGTGAAATCACTACCATCATGGTATCCCATATATTGTGAAGTTAAATTTAATCCTGCGGTGGCTGTATTTGTTGCTAGTGTAAATCCATTCCCACCAAATGCATAAGAACTTGGATTTTCTAAACCACCTGTTGTTGCATTAATTGAATCTACACCACCTTGTGCATTAGTTACGGCGGTATTTAATGAACCGGTTGCAGTATTTAGTTCTCCTAAACTAGCTTCAAGTCCTTGGCCAGAGGTTAATGTTATTGCTCCTTTTATATCTAATGTCGAACCATTCCATTTTAAATGATTTGAACCACCTTTTAAAGATAATCTGTAACTTGGAGTTCCACTATTATCATGGTTACCTATAAAAATACCATCTACATCATATCCTTGGTTTCCTGCAGTACTACTTTGTCCTATTGAAATGTATGGATTATTAGTACCACCTGCTAAAGTAATATTAGCTGCAGAAATACCTCCACTATTGTTACTACCAACATTTAATGTATTTTGAACAAATGAATCTTCAAACAATCCTATCTTTGCTGCCACAAAGAAATCTTGTGTTCCTAAACTTTCCCATTTATTTGCACTTGATTGATGAGGTGCACCATTAGCAACATTACCAGTAGCAGAAGTATGACTTGATTTAACTGCATAATATTCATCATATGGTGCGTTACCACTTGATGACCAAAGTACTACATCTCTTCTTCCACTTGCTCCAGTCGAAAACTGATATGCTCGGCTATCTTCCCAAACTCCTGTAAATACTACACCTGGTCCATTTGTTCCAACAACGGCGGTTGTGACTGGGTGATTAAATTGTTTACTACCAGCATTACCTGAACCATCCTTATAATCAATAGTATATGTTGTTGTAAGTCCACCTGGATTACTTGCTGAAGAAGGTTGTGATGGTGTTAAAACTCCTGCTGAAGCTTCTGAACCATTTGTTATACTTGAGTTGATTTTAAATTGTGAATTTGATAATGTTGCACTACTAAGTACCGCGGTTAATGCCGAACCAGTTTCTTGAGCAGTTATGGTAATATTAGATACACTATCAAAAGTATCTCCATTATTTACATCTCTTATAAGATTTTGAGTAAATAAACTTGGAGTTATATCTACTGCATTTGCACCATCTTGTCCAACAGTACCATCTACACCTTGAATTGATTTTGTTAATGTTTGAGTAGTTGTTAAACTAAAAGCTGTTCCATCTAATCTTTGACCCGATATTGTATATGTTATAGTTGCCTGATTTGCAGTGAAATTACTGTGGTTACCAATTACACAAGTTGTTGTATTATTACCACTTGCAGTTCCTTCAGTTAATCCACTTTCATTAGAAATGGAAACACTATATTTTCCTGCAGATACAGTACCAGTTGTAAATGTTAAAGCAGTTACTCCTTCAAACACTTTAATGTTTGTACCACTTCCTGCAAAAGAAGTTGGTGTTCCACTAGGATTACAAGTAAAAGAATGATTTGAATTATCATTAGATACTTGAATACTATCTAAACCTTCTTTTGATTTAGTTAAAGTTTGTACACTTGTTAGTGAAATTGCATCACCATTTAATCTTTTACCAGTTATTGTATATGTTATAGCTACTGTATCTGTACCATCAACCATTGCAGAATGAACACCAACCACTGCATCATTTGTTGAATCAGTTATAGTACCAACTGTAATTGTTGAAGTGGGTGATTGTGAAGTTGCAACTGTCCAATGACCAGCAGTTGAACCATCATTATCATAATCTAATTGAGTTGCTCCTTCAAATAAAGAAAGTGTAGTTCCACTATTTGCATAATCTAAAACTTCTCCACTTGAAGATGCTGGTAATGTATGTGATGGATTTGAACTAATAAGTGTTAATCCATCTGTTCCTTCTTTTACTCTTACAATTCTTACTTCATCAGTAAAATCACCATCTTCACTAGCAGTTACAGAAAGTACAACTGAGGTATTTGAACCAAAGTTTGTTGCTGATAATGCTCTTGAATCACCTGTACCAGTTAGGGTCACCGAAGGGTCTGTATTGAATGTAGAGGAACCTGATATATTTTGTCTTATTGCAGTAAATGAAATTGATGATGGGGTTACTGTTCCATCTAATGCTTCAACAAATACTTGTGCATCATTTGTTAATCTTACACTTCGTGCATTTGTTCCATCTCTACCATCCGATACTATAAAGAATGTTTCAGATACAGATGTTGTTTTACTTGTATTTGGGTCAACGAAAGTAGCATTAACAGTTAAGTCTTTTGTAGTTGTTGCAGTTGAAGAACCTAATGTAATACTTCCACCATCCCCATCGTTTGCAGTTAAGGTTATTTCTGAATCTCCTGTTGCGGTACTAATCTTCATTTTATCAACAGTACCATTAAAACTTGGAGTAATCAATGCACTCTTTTGATACTCAGTTCCATTTGAATCAAAGAAAGAAGCAGTTAATGGTAAAGTTGCTGGTGTAAATGAATTAGTAAGTCCTCTATTTGTATGTAATGAATTTGCTAAGAATGTTCCTCCACCTAAACCATCAGTTACATCTAATAAAGCAATAGTATCTAATAATGTACCATCATCTTCTTTAAGTGAAATTAATTTTGAACCACTTATTGCAGTATTAGCAAATACAGGATTATAAGTTACACCATTTCCACCATCACTAATACCGGTCATACTTGTAGTTAGTAAAGTACTTCCACTATAAAGTTGTGCATCTCCTTGAGCAGAACCACTTACATCAAATGAACCTGTACCATCCAATCTTACTACTTGTAGTTGCAACGTACCTTGGTTATTTTTTATTTGTGTTCCATTTATTGGTTTAATGATAAATCGTGGTCTTGTATCAAGGCCTGGTTTTGTAAATATTAAACTTTCTTGGTCACTATCTAGTTCATTATTTAAATTAACATTATTATCAGATACTCCTACTCTAAAAGTAAATGGAGTACTTGGAATTGTAGTTGGTGCAGTAAATACTCTACTCGTATGTTGTGAACCAGTTGAATCGTTAAAAGTAGTATCATCGACAAAACTACTATCTCCTCCTGTAAATTTGTAATATGGGTCATTTATAGTAGATGAACCTGAAGCAATTAATGTTACTGTTGATGGAGTTGGGTTTGTTCCATCTGCATTATATTGTATAGTATTAGGACTTATAAGTAATGTAACACTACGAGCATTTGTTCCATCAACACCAACTTTAGATACACTTACATCAAATCTTACTAATTTATTTTGTACTAATGTTCCTTCGGAATTTACATAATCAATTGATGCACTACCAATTGTTCCATTATATCCATCGTGAGTACCATATGTTGGTGTAATTATTTCATTAGAATTTGAACCTGAACTTACTGAGTTGATTTCAAATTTATAAGCTTCACTCAATCCTCCACTTAAACCACTTTGATAACTATATTCATCCCCACCTTCTTGTACCACAACTTCTATTGTTTGTGGAACTTCATATCCACTTGAACCAGAGTTTATTGTTTGAGAAGTTGGTGATGTTTTTGTTAAAACATTTGGTACTGCCTTTTTTGATTTTGTATAAGATACAATCTTTTCAAATGATTGTGATGTTGTATTATCACCTGCAAGATATTCAATATTTAATGTTAACGAACCACTATCTTTACTAGTTTGAAATGCAGATATAGAATAGTTAGAAGTATTTGGAGATGTATCAGTTGGTGTTACATTTGTACCACTAATTGTTTTTATATCAAATGTGTTTCTATTTCGTGAATTATCTGAATCATAATCATCATGTGTAATTTGATTAGAACCAATAAACATCTGTACCGAACCACTTGATGCTGCAAATCCTCCAAGTATTTCACCAGTCGAGTTAGCTGGGAATGAGGTTGTTTCATTTGAAAGTACAAGTGAAACTGCATCAAAATTAACTACCTTGGATAATGTAATTTCATCGGTTTGGGAATTACCAAATACATCAGAACCGGTAAATGAATAAGTTACCTCATCAAAATTATTTGATGCAAATGATTGAGAAAACTGAGTTGATGAAATTGTGTATGAATCTATACCATTTACAGTTTCTACAAAATTAAGAGGAGGTCTATTACTTCCACTATTTACTTCGATTGGTGTTATCAATGAAGCTAAGTTTTTTCTTTGTGCTCTTACAGTTATACTCTGTCCACTTGGTTTTGGTGAAAGAGTTGTTGGTTCGTATATAAATTGATTGGCATTAGAAGTTACTATAAGTTGAGGTGCATTATCACCATCTTCTAATCTATATACTGTTTCAAATTCTTGAAAGTTTTCCAATGATGCAGTATAAACAACAGAACCAACGAATGGAGTTTCACTATTATCAGTTCTTGAACCAGTAAAATTATTTATTGTTACTATTGCACCTGCAGGAGTTATTGTTGTTAACTTACCTGGATATTGTGTATAATCACTAGGATTTAAATAATTACCATCAACATCAAATGCCGATGAAGCAAATGTTGTAGAACCAGTTAAATTAGAAGTACCTATTTTAAATTGTATTTGTTGTCCTTTTGGATTTTGTACCGAACCACTTGAAAATCTAAAAGCATTTCTATCTGATTCAAATGTTAAAAGTTTTGTACTTGATGGAAAATCATTTCCACCATCAAATTCTTTTGTTGCAATTACATCAACAGGTATGTAATTATTATTTACATCATAAAACTCAAATTTGAAATCAAATGTTTCACTTGCAGTTTTTCTAGGAATATCTTGTATAATAGTAAACTCATCTGGTGAAAATGATGTATCTTGTGCATTTCTTAAAGATACATTTGAAATGTACCAATCAGACCCTTGAACCTCGAATACTAATTTTGCATCTCCAGTATTTTCTGATATAATATTTTTAGTTAAAGTTTGTTGTGATTGATAAATATCAGAACCACTTATTGATAAAAAATCTTGAGTAAAGTTTGAAGAACTTAAATATGCTCTTACTTTTTTATTAGAACTATCAACTGAACCACTTACTTTTGTTTTAAAATTTAAAGTATATTCAACATCTTTTGATATTGATATTGATTGAGAAGTTATAAGTTCTTGAACACCACTTCCTGCATAATCTATTTTTACTGCTTGTGATAAAACACTTGAGTTGATTGTAGTGGGATGTGAGTTTGATGAAGTTACCCAATAATTAGATAAGTTATATGAATCAAATCTACCATAAGATATTTCAGTATCTCTTGTTGTAGTTATATCTCTAAGTAATTCAGTAGATTCTAGTTTAGCTTCTTGTACAAATTGGAAATCCCCAACAGCGTTTCTTGATTTTCTAAATACCTTAACTCTGGCAACATCACCAACAAATGTTTTTAATTGTGTGATATCAATTTTACCAAACGAACCTGTAAGTGCAGATTCACCTATTGTTTGATTTTGAATATCTTGGTATGTAACACTATAAGATTGTGAACTAAAAGATTGTACTAAATTATTTGAATCAGTAAATGGAACATCAACCAGTACTTCTCTATCGTTTAAAACTTCTATAATGTTTGGAGAATAATTTAAAGAAGATATTGTTATTGTATTTTCATCAACATCTCTATCCCAACTACCACTCGTTCTTTGTAATAAATAAGTAGTACCCGCTCTCCAATTAGAAATATCAAATGATTGAGGAGGATTCATTGGGAATCCACTTATTTCTCCTGTTTCAGTTACATTAGTTATACTTTTTGAAAATATTGGTTTTACTAATTCAGTTATACTAACAATAGGTCTTTTGTAAAACCTTACAATACTTTCATTGTTTAAGTTTTTATTTATATTAAATGATTTTTCCCATTTAACATTGTAAACACCCTTCCATTCATCAGGTACATCTGTAATTGCACCATCATTACCAATATATGTTTTTAACTCACCAAGTACTGTAATCTTACCAATACCAATTGGGGTATCTTCATAAACATGAACAGATACTAATTTTGAGTTACCTTCATAATATTCAGGCACACCACCACCTGGTTCAAAATATACAGGATTTCCCTCTACATCAAGAATTTCTATTTTTATTTCTGTTGATTCTTTTAAGAATTCAGAACCCTCGATAAGAAATCCATTCTTACCACCGGTAAATGTTTCATTAAATTCTGATATTCTAAAATACTCAGAATTAGGTAAATCATCATTTTCAAATACTTGAAAGTTTGTTAAATTTAGAAATGGTGAGAATTTTTTAATTATAGCCATATATTGTATCCAATTTACTTTATATAAATATATCGAATTATTTTTTGTTAATATATATTATATAGAAATCAATAGAACATGGGAAAATATACTACAATACAAGTAAAAAGAGAATTATATAGAGAATTGCATAACTATTGTTGTGAACATGGTTATTCAAAAAGTGGATTAATAGAATCGTTAATAAAACAAAAACTAAAACAACCTAAGCCACAAAATGTATTAAGGGTTAAAATTTAACTTGGGAGAATCCTTTTTCTTTCTTTATCTCAATAAGACCATCTACAACATCTCTCATTGAATCGATGTGTGAAATAATCATAACGAAATCAAACTGAGTTTTAAGATATGTAAACAACATAAATAGGGATTGTAAGTTCTCACTATCCAATGTACCGAACCCTTCATCTATCACAAGGAAATTAGGTCTTGGTAGGTTACATACATTGATTAAAGCAACTCTAATTGCTAAACCACTAATAAACCTTTCCATACCACTACACATTTCCAAACTCCATCTTTGGTCTCCATACACTAAATAAGCATTAATGTTCTTACCATCAATTTCTAATTGCATTCCAAACTCTACAATTTGTGCAAGGATATTGTTTACCTCACCTTCAATCATTGGTAATGCCTTTTCAATCAATTCATAAGATACACCATCTTTAGATAATGAATTAAGATAGAAATCGAATAATCTACTTTGGGTTTCTAATTCTTTTACTTCGTTGATTCTATCTTCTATTGTTTCTTTTTGATTTTGAAGAGCAGAAACTTTACCATTTAATTTAAGGATATCTGTATTTACTCCTTTGAGTTCATCCTTAACAATATTAAGTTTTTCTCTTACTCCACCAATTTCATCTCGGATTTCTTTATTCTTCTGAATTTGTTTCTCGTTCTTATAATATTCTTCGATAAGTTGTTGCTGTTGAGCAATTTGTGTATCTAATCGTATTTCTTCAGTTTCGGTTGTTGATAACTTGTTGATAAGTTGGGATATTTCTCTATCTAATTTATCCTCTTTATCTTTAGCATCTTTATATTTATCCCACTCTTCCTCATACGATTGTAAAGTTTCTATTTCTACATTAAGATTTAACTTATCTTCATTTTCTTTTTGTAGTAATCCTTCATACTCTTTTATATCAGATTTAACCTTATCTTTTGTTTCTAAAATAGATTTAGAATTTTCCATACAAATATCACACTCTTCATTATACTTATGTGAATCCAAATGGTCTTTTCTTTCATATAAAGAATCTAATTTAACTTGTAACTTTTCTATACTTGATTCTACATCTCGTAATTTATCTTTTGATTTTTTTAAATTACTAATACCAACTTCTAAATCTTCTTCATCAAACTTATCTAAGATTTCTTCCAATTGAATTTGTTGTTCTTCTCTAAAGGTGATTCTTTCTTGAACCGAACCCTTTGTGGTTGAAACCCCTTCCTTTTTGGTTTCGAGGTTTTTCAATCTTTTTTCTAACTCTTCGATTGAAACACCACTATCCGCATTTAACTTTACGATTTTCTCGTTTAAGGATATAATTCTTTTGTTTATAACATCTTCTTCTTCTTTCAAAGATTTTTGATTTAATTCAGATAACTTATAAAGATTTTTGTTTTCTTTTAAATCAGTGTCGATTTCCGCCAATTTTGTCGTAAAATCATCACTCTTAAATTTTCTGATAAGTGTTGCATTATCTCTATTCTCATCAGCAGCCTTTTGATATAATTTATCAAAGATGTTTACACCAATGAATTGAGAAAGTATTTCTTTTCTTTCCGATTGTGATTTATCTATAAAGAGTGCATTGTTTCCTTGTAGGGAAAGAGCAGTTAGAACGAAATCTTCAAACTTACCTAAGTACTTCTCTATCTCTTTATTAGTATCTTTTCGTTGTTCACCATTAAGTGATTCTACAACTCCATTATTATCTCTCCAAAAATCTACATCTACTTTTACCGATGTTTGTTTTCTAACATATTTGGCTCTTCTCTCAATAAAGTAATCTACTCCATCTATCTCGAAGTTAAACTTACAATAGAAGTTCGTTTTACGATTGTTTAAGATGTTCTTAGAGATGTTTGTACGAGAAGTCTTATCATAGATACAAAATGATAATGCATCGAAGAGAGAGGATTTACCAGAGGCATTTGGTGCAAAGATACCAACGATACCTTGAGCCTTATCAAACCTTACTTTGTTATCCTCACCATATGAAAACATATTAGAAAACTGAAACTCTTTCGGTGTCCATAAGATATTACCTATTGAATCTGAATCATCTATCTGTCCATTTAACTCTGAGTTAATTTCTGCTATCTTATCTAACTCCTCATCTTCTAACAAATATTGTCTTTCTAAGTAATCTCGTATTAAGGAGTTTTGGAATGTTTCATCTTTAACATTACCAACAATGTTTTTGTTTACCTTTTGATTTGTTTTTAGTTGTCCGATTGTATCGGTTCTCGTTACAGTAACTTCAGCAACTTTGAATAACTTCTTAAGTTCAGTTATTCTTCTCTTCATATCAGAAGCCTCTGTTCTTGTAAATCGTAATCTTAATCTTGGGAACTTTGGAAGTTTAGTACCAACTTCATCATACACCCATTGAGGTATCTTACCATCAACCACATCAACTGTTAAGAATCCATAATCATTATGTAGATGATGTTCTGTAAAAGTTCTTGTTGGAATATCCCAAAGTAGATATCCATGATTCTCAAGTAACTCACCATGATTTTGTTGAATCATAGAACCAGCATAAGCAATGTGTTCATAACCAGGTCCAAATGTTTGTCTTTTATGGATATCACCCAACATGGCCATATCGAATCCATCAAACATATCCACTTGGAATGAGTTTGAAGAAACTGTATAGCCAATATCTGTTTGAGCTTTGTTTACTGGTCCATGAAATAAAACGATTGTATTTTCTCCATCAACGGTATCTCCTTTAGGCCAATTTTCCTTGTTATCCAATATAGAATAAACAACAAAAGTAAGATTATGGATATTATAGACACCAGTATCACGAAGATAATGAATTCGATTATTTCCAAGATTTTGGATAATAGGTGTAAGAACATCGAGTCTATGGGAATTGTTCAGGTTACAATCATGGTTACCTGTGATTAATACTACCTCTCTTAACTTTGCACATTCTGATAAGAACCAACTTATTTCATGTACAAGTTCTGGTGACATCTCAGTTTTAGCATGAGCAATATCACCCGCAATATAGATGAGAGAATCCTCTATATTATCTTGTTTAACTTGTTTTAAGAATTTTTTGAATACTTGTTTGTATTCTTTATGTCTTTGGAGATTTCTAATGTGTAAATCTGCCAAATGATATACTTTGTTTATAACCATTTCTTAATTATATAATTCGCCCACATATTGTGAGACTCTTTTGTTGGATGTTTTCTTTGATGAAAATCACCACCATTGTTACTTAAATAATCGTACATATTATCCATATCATATTTCAAATACTCGATTCCAATTTGTTTTTTACTTCTTCCCCATAAATCAATTTTTGTTATGGGTTCTTTTATTTCAGTATATTTGTAAAAACTATTAAAAAAATAATAATCAATTCCATGTAATTCAAGTAAAGAAATAAGAGATTGAATATAATTAAATGTTCTTACATATGAAGGAATTAGATGTGTTTGATTTAATACAAACTCATCTTCAGTAGTTTTTTCAAAATCAGGTTTACCCCACTTATCATAACCAGCCCATAATCTTTCTTGTTGATATGAAGTACCATTCCACCACTCGAATCGTGTTGGAGCAGTCCATCCAATTATAACTTTAAGTTCATCAGATTTTATCCATCCACTTTCTTCACTCCATAATTCATTTGTTTGAATCCAATGATTAACATCTCTCATAGTGTTTCTAAAAATATAATCATTAGATACACCAGATGATGCATTATTACAATCTATGGCTCCCATATGTTTTGATACTATGGAAGAGAACCTTTCAGATTCTTTATCATATAATTCAGTTCCATAGACAACCGAATCACCTATTGAATATAATATCATAAACCTTTTAATTTTTGTGATATAACATCACCAAATCCTGTTTTTTCTGTTTCTTTTAATTTTGAATTTACTTCTGAAAATCCCATCTCACTTGCATCTTTATCAGATGGTTTTATGTTTTTTGTTTCAATTCCTTGATTTGTAAATTGCATTGTGTAGTATAGTGCTTGGTCTTGAGCATCCTCATCTAATAATATATTAATACTCTCAACCCCCTTTTTATATATACTTTCATTTAAAGTTTTTGGAATAAACTTACCAAGTAAAGGAATGGCATTTCTTTTTACCGCCATTGCATCAAATACACCCTCAACTAATGTTATTGGTTCATCCCAATTTATTTGGTTTTCGAACATGATAACATTTTTCGAAACTGGTGGATTTTTATATTTAAATTTTTCCTCAGAGAATACAGACCTCGCGATGAAGTAATTGAGTCTATTATCTCTATCATAACTCGGAATAATAATACGATTGGAATACATACCACTATCACAATAACCAATATTATAACGAATAATATCTTCCTCACTAATACCTCGTTCTTTTGCATATTTCAATGCCTTTCTGTACACAGGATTTATCTTTCCTTTTGGTACTTTTAAAAGTGACTGAAACTCATTAGGTAACCTTAACTCTACCCTTTCATCAACAGTATCTTTATTATAAACTACATAATCATCACCATAGATTTCGTATAACTTTTTCTGTTTACGAGCATCTACATGAAGTCTTTTTAATAATCTCTGTATTTTTCTTCCTTTTGCATCACATACCCAACAATGCCAATATTGTGTTTTAATATTAACTTGTAGTTTTTTCTTATGATGATGACAAAAAGGACAATAGTGTGCCTGTTCATCATTTTTCATAGATGTACCAGGTCCTAAAATATCATTTAGTATGTTTACAACTTCTTGTTTCTCGTGATGTGAGAGCATAATTATACTTTTAACAATACAAATATACGAAATTATTCTGTAATTTCCAAGTCTTTTCTAAAAAACTTTCCTAATAAGTTATCATTTAATGATAATTCATCTGCAAGTACATTATTTGAAAACTGTTCTTGTAGTTCATAATAGGTTAAAGCCTTCTTAGATTTACAAAATCTAAGTATTTGTAGATTTAGAGTATCATTTATATCACTTCTTCTATCTTCTAATAAAGCAAATTCGTTTTCTTTAAACCATAATTGTACTGATGGATTGGATGAACGATAATCTTGCCACTTAGATTCCTTTACCACTTTTCGTTTTCTTTTGTAACCTTTTAGTGGTGGTAGTGTTCGATGTGAATATAAGGATTTCTTGCCAATATAGTATTGACCTGTTAATCCATTTGTAATTTTGTATATGAATCCGATAGTCCCCTCTGGCATATCAGATATTTCTGTAATTGATTTTCCGTTATATGTCCAACCCATAGTTAAAAATCTTGAAATCATTTTTATACCTCTCTCTCACCCAATCTTTCATCCACTCTTCTCGATACATATGTTTGTAAAAATCATGCTGTTTCAAGTTTGGATGTTTATCATAAATTGGATTCCTATTAAGATGTGGTATTTTTTTATCTATTTTTAATTTATTAAATATCGTAATAGAATCTTTTTCTATATTTTCATATTTTCCTATAAAACTAACATTCTTATTTTCAGTTACTCCAGCTGTTGTAAAATAGTATTGTGGTAATAACCATAAATCTGAATCTAATTTTAAATTTAAAAATTTACTAAAATCGTTTATATATTCTCCCTTCCTAACTCCATGTTGAAATGCAGATTGTAATCGTGTAAATGGATTTCTTACAAATGTAAAAATGAAATAATTGGGTGAGTCTGGTAATGCCCGAATAGAATCATGCATAGTAATTCTTTCTGTACCTTCTATTTCTTGAAGTACAGAACTAATTGATGTTCCACCAGTTTTAGGAATATGAATAAAAGCCCACTTCTGAGCGTGATTAATGAGTAAACTCAAAATTTTGTTTTTATCGTGAAACTGAATCAGAGTACTTTTTCTGATTTAATTTTCCGCCTCTTGCGTTAGCAAGTGCCTTATCATCTTTGTGAAGTTTATTTCCTTCATCAGCTGATAATGGAGTTTTATCTTTTCCACCATCTGCTAATTTTGAAAATTCTGATTTGTTGTATAAATCTTGTATTGATGCCATAATTAGTATCTCCTTTGTATAATATAAATATAGATTAAGTATCGAAACGAACAATAAAGTTCAAATCATAATCTGGTAAATTCTTTATTGGTGTTGGTAATTTAGCAACTGCTATCATATCACCATCCTTATCATATAAACCAATAGTTGTTATATATGTTGATAAATATGAACCTGTTGGGTCTACTGAAGCTGATGAGAAATAATCATCCCAAGAACCACTTACAGTTTGGTCAACACTACCACTAAAAAATTCTCTTCGTTTTATATCTAAAACTTCTTTAATTTTTTTAGTTCCAGCTGGGAATGAGTTAAATACAGGTGTTGTTTCAAAGTCATATGAACCACTTAATGTTACTTGAACAGCTGTAGGATTTTGTGAATAGTTAAATTCTCCAGCCTTTACATTAATTAAAACTTCTGTTTCATATATTGTTTTTGTACTTCTAAAATCTAAAACATAATTAGAAAATTGAGGAACATTACTAAATACCAACAACCCATCATCATAAAATACATTTCCATATTTTTGTTCATCTATTGATAAACCATCAAAATCTAAAGGTTGTGATGTTTTTATAATTCCTTGTTGAAAATCAATTCTAACTATTTCTACAACATCAGTATCAGAACCAAATGTTAAAGTTGATAATCCAGTATTTAAATCTAAATCAGTTATAGTACCATTAAAAACCTCCCCATCAAAATCACTAATTATAATTTCTCCTGTATGGAAGTCGATTGATATTAAGGTATATAATGGAGTATCGGAAACTATGTTACCATGACCATCATCTGCATAAACAGATTCATTATCATTATCTTGTAAGATAATTGATTCTTTTTTTAGTTGTTCACCATATAAATTTTGAGGTAGTGCAAGAACATAAACACTATTACCAATATTTCTATCAACTGATAATCTTTGTAAATCTTCTATATCACCAAATAGTTCAATAAGAGATACACCTTGATTGTAATACTTGGATTTGATTGAACGATATAAAGAGTGAGTAATTATACCACTTTGTGAAGTGAAAGTATCGGAATCAAAGAAACCAGTCTCTACTGAGGCAGAAACTATCTCATATTGAGATTGATTAACCTGCCATTTTTTATATACTTCAAAGGCACGTCTGTTAACACTTGATTTTTGTATTGTTTTTAACATACTGATATTACTCCTCTATATAAATATGTAGAAATAAAAAACCCCACTCGAAGTGGGGTTATTTTAAAAATTAAGATATTTTAGAAATCAAGTTTAACTTTGATTAAGATTTCTTTATCGAATGATTTAGGGATTGGTTGTGATGTTTTAGCCACTGCAATCATTTCATTTGAATCATTATATAAACCAACAGTTGTAATAAATGTTTTAGGGTCTTTCTCAAATGTTGATTCTGAGAATGAACCATCTGAACCTGTTACGAATGTTGGGTTATTAGAGAAGTTAAATTCTCTATTTGTTGCTCTTATGAAGTAGTGTGAAGTAGAAACATTTTCTGTTCTTCTTGCCTCAAAATCTCCACCACCATTTATAGCCTCATGTAATAAGAATTGATTTTTACCTTCATAAGCATTTCCACTATAAAGAGATGCATTTTGAACAGAACCACTATCAATTGATTTTCCAATTATACTATGAACTGCTACAGGGTTAAGAATTACTAAACCTTGGTCAGGATAAAATAATCCAATACCTTCACCATTTGATGCGGTAAGTGAATTAACAGTAGCCTCTGATTCTGAACCTAAGTTCAATGAACCACTACCTACATTAAATATTCTACCAGCCTTACCAACTCTATCTGAGAATTTCTTTCCACTATCATCAATAAATGTTGAAATACCATTTGAACCACTTAATTTCAATGACCAGTTTCCTGCATCCATTTTCTCTTTGTATCTGGCACGTGATACATTGATTACATAGATGTCATCTGAATCATGAGTTCCTGCAGCCGATGATGAAACAAATGTAAATTGGTTATCATCTTGGTCTAAAAGAATTGAACGATATTGTGCATATGTTGCTTTTGATGCGAGTGTAGATGAATCAGAAACACTTAGTGATACTGAACCACTATTTAATCTGTGTCCATATGATACTGCATATTGTACAGCAGCTGATGTATCAGATGCTGGATTTTTATCATATACATTTAAGTAATAGTTTGAACTCGCTGCAACTGCCTGAGTTGATGAAGTAAAGAAAGATGTTAAACTTCCAGTATCACCACTCCAAAGACCTGTTGTAACAACTTCAACTTTACCACTAATTTGGTCAAACTCTGTAAATCGTTTGTAAACCCCCGTAGTAACATTACCACCCTGTCCTGCTAACTTATCACCACCAACAAGATATTGGTTAATGATTGATGCAAGTTGTTCGGAAGTAAGTTGTCCTTGTTGAGCAGATAAATAATTCGCCAACTCTTGGGTTAAGTTTGCTCCTGCCTGTCCTGAAATTTGTGCCATTTTTATATTTCTCCGTTATTAACTTGGTTGTACATATGTTACTGTAACTGGTATAGATTGTGAACCACCAGTTTCATTACCATAAACCGTAATAGTTGTTTTAATTGTTTCCGTAATATTTGGATTTGGAATAAATGTAAATTCTAATCCTGTTTCTATTGCCGCAGTTGCAGTTAATTCATCACCTAAGAATGTTGGGGTTGAACCACCTTCTGCTAAACCACTACCAACAATAGAACCTGCATTCTTATTAGAAAGAATTACAGTATATCCACTTTGTGTATTACCACTTGGGGAAGTTGTTGGTGAAAGATTTACCTGTCCACCACTTTGAGTTGTAGAAATCGAAGGGACTCCAAACTCAACTTTAGGAATCTTAGTTGTTCCTTTTGGTAAAGTTACCAATTTGTATCTTAGTACTTGAGTTTCATCTGGTGAAGCTTCAGTAATAGGTATTGCCTTAATAGAAGCATCATAATAAGCACTTCCTTTTGGATGTGCTGGTTCGTAAAGGGTATAATCAATTTCATCATCACCCAAAGCGAACTTCGTGATGTTTAAACCTTGTCCAGCTGCTAATTTCTCTCTACCCTTCTTAGTAAGAATCGCATCTACTGTGATTTCGGTGTTATCTAAATAAGCCATAATTTAAATTCCTTGTTAATGTTATTCAATATATAAATATAACTATTTTATAAAATCGTTTAATCTACTTCTAAAATTGGTTCTCCACTTCCTCTACCACTATCAGAAACTTTCAATGTATTCGGATTTGTAGTAAATGTTTGAACAGGTGAACTACCATCTAAAGTAGTTGAACTTGTTTGTTTTGAACCATTAAAGAATGAATTTTCCAATCCACTTGTTAAATCTCCTACATTTCTATAATGAGATGGGAAATATCCATCAAGAGGCGTAGCCTCTACAATATCTCCAACAACAGA